CTTGATGACATGCCGGATGAATCCGCAGCTATCGCTGAATTAATGGAGGACGCAGAACTTCTTCGTGCCCTCTATGCAAAGCTGAACGAGCTGGACCCGGAAGGTCGTCTTATCTGCCAGCTTATTATGGAAGGAAAATCGGAACGTGACTGCGGCAAAGAAATGGGCCTCTCTCGTAATACATTCGTGTATCGCAGGGACAAACTGTTCAAGAAACTCCGCTCCGATCTTAAGGACTACATCTAATATGAAAGGTCGTCCTCTGATTTTTCAGGGGACGATTTTTCTTTTCAAAAAACTTTTTATAATTTTTCGGCCAAGCGGCCATCTCACCTCCATTGAGTAGTGTAAGGCGAAACAAAGCGACCTACAGAAAGCGAGGTGAACACAGTGAATCAGACCTTTCACAACAGAAGCGGCACTGACACAGAAATAATTGCTACCCTCACAGCAATCAGTCAGGTATCCGCAAGAATAGCGAAGAATCTTAGACTCATCGCCGCACAGAGGCAATCCGAGAAAGGAGGAACAACAAATGTCAAAAATGAACGATATGGCTATGACTATCGAAGAACTGAGAAATGCTGCCGCTGCTATTAACGATGCAGTAGACTGGCTCGCACATCAGTTTTCATCCGACGCTCAGCAGCAAAGAGAAAATATTGCTGCTACTACAGAGGAAAAATCAAAACCTGCACTGACCCTTGAGGAGGTTCGAGCTGTTCTGGCTGACAAATCTCGTGCTGGACATACGGCTGAGATTCGAGAACTTCTTAAAAAATATGGTGCAAGCAAGCTGTCACTCGTAGATCCAAAACATTATGAAGCCCTGCTCAGGGAAGCGGAGGTGCTCTAATATGCCGCCTAAAGGACATGCACTCCTCTCCGCATCCTCTTCTGACAGATGGCTTCACTGCCCACCGTCAGCAAGGCTTTGCGAAAGCTATGAGGATAAAGGTAGTGATTATGCTGCAGAAGGTACCGACGCACACGCTCTTTGTGAGTACAAGCTCCGTAAAGCTCTCGGCATGGAAGCTACTGATCCAACCAAACGTCTCGACTGGTACAACGCCGAAATGGAAGATTGTGCCACCGGGTACGCCAGCTTTATTATGGAGCTTTTGGAAGATGCCAAGCAGACCTGCTCCGATCCAGTTGTTCTGATTGAACAACGAGTGGACTTCTCCTGTTGGGTAGAACAAGGCTTCGGAACCTCAGATGCTATTCTCATCAGCGATGGAACTATGCATGTGATTGACTACAAACACGGTCTTGGAATCCTTGTTTCCGCTGAAGACAATCCACAGATGAAATGCTACGCTCTTGGCGCTCTGGAACTTTTCGATGATATTTATGACATCGATACGGTCAGCATGACCATCTACCAGCCCAGACGTCAGAACGTTTCTACCTATGAGGTCAGCAAGGATGACCTGTATCAGTGGGCCGATGAAGTTCTGAAACCTACCGCTGACCTCGCCTTCGCCGGTGATGGAAATTTCCTGTGCGGTGAATGGTGCGGATTCTGCAAGGCAAAGCATGAATGCAGGGCCAGAGCGGAAGCCAATCTTCTACTCGCACAGCACGATTTCAAACTACCACCTCTGCTGGAAGATTCGGAAATCGAAGTTATCCTTTCCCGTGTCGATGAACTGGTCTCTTGGTCCAACGACATCAAGGAGTATGCACTTCAGCAGGCAATCAGCGGTAAAGAATGGACAGGCTGGAAACTGGTCGAGGGTCGCTCCAACCGCAGATATACCAACGAAGACGCTGTATCAAAGGCTGTCGAAGCCGCTGGTTTTGACCCTTATGAAAAGAAGCTACTTGGTATCACTGCTATGCAGAAGCTACTCGGCAAATCTCGCTTCGAGGAACTCCTTGCAGCCTATATTGAAAAGCCACAAGGCAAACCTACTCTTGTGCCGGAAAGCGATAAACGCCCGGCAATGAACACAGCAAAAAATGATTTTATGGAGGAATATGACAATGAGTAAAAATGTAAAAATGACAAATTCAATGAAGGTTATCACTGGTCCTAACACACGCTGGAGCTACGCTAACGTCTGGGAACCTAAGTCCATCAACGGTGGCACTCCGAAATATAGTGTCAGCCTGATTATCCCGAAATCCGACACAAAGACTGTTGCAAAGATTGAAGCTGCTATCGAGGCTGCATACCGTGAAGGCGAAGCAAAGCTCAAGGGCAATGGTAAGTCCGTACCTGCTCTTTCCGTACTTAAAACACCTCTTCGTGACGGAGATCTTGAAAGACCGGACGATCCGGCATACGCTGGCAGCTACTTTGTAAATGCAAATGCAACCTCTGCACCGGGTATCGTAGATGCAGACCGCAATCCTATCCTCACCCGTTCTGAGGTTTACTCAGGAGTATACGGTCGTGCCAGCATCAGTTTCTACGCTTTCAACAGCTCCGGCAATAAAGGCATCGCCTGCGGCCTTAACAATCTGCAGAAGATTCGTGATGGCGAGCCTCTTGGTGGTAAGGCATCTGCTGAATCTGACTTTGCAACTGATGACGACGATGATTTCCTTAACTAATGGAGGTAACAAACTATGGAGACAATCATGATTAGCACAATTCTTGTAAACATCTGTATCGGCTGCTTCGCTTGCGTCGGTCTTACTACTGCAATCTCTATGATTCAGAGTATCATCAACGACCATAAACGTGAAAAGCGTGAGCAGGAAAAGACAAGTGCGACCTCGAATGCCACGAAAAACGCATGAAAGACTTTAAGTAATCTATCAACCTGCTGGCGGTAGGCTCATTGCCGCCAGCACATTTTCTGACAAAAGGAGACAACCTATGAATGAATTTGCAGAAATCTTAAATCTATTTATTGCTAATGTCATCGCCTATACCTTTTTTGCGGCTGTATATGGCTTCATCATCTACAACGTAGGAAAAATCATTTTTACCTTGTTCGTTATGCGGTATACCACATTCGTCGTGACATCAATAAATATAAATCCAATAAAGATAAACAGTAACAAGGCAGGCGGCAGGGATTTTTCTGCTGCCTGTTTTGTAGAAAGGACAATCTCATGAAAACACTTAGTATCGATATTGAAACCTACAGTGATGTGCCACTTCAGAAAACTGGAGTATATCGCTATGTAGAATCACCTGATTTTGAAATCTTACTCTTTGCCTACAGTATAGATAGCCAGCCTGTTCAAGTCATCGATCTTGCCTGCGGAGAACAGATTCCAAAAGAGATCCTTCTTGCCCTAGAGGATGAATGTGTCATCAAGTGGGCCTTCAACGCTTCCTTTGAACGCATCTGTCTTTCTCGTTTCTTAGGTTACCCGACCGGAGAATATCTGAACCCGGAAAGCTGGCGTTGCTCTATGATATGGTCCGCCACGATGGGGCTTCCTCTCTCTTTGGAGGGTGTCGGCGCTGTTCTGGGACTTGAAAAGCAAAAACTCTCAGAAGGTAAAGATCTCATCAAATACTTCTGCCAGCCTTGTGCTCCTACCAAAGCCAATGGTCAACGCACACGTAACAGCCCTTTCCACGCTCCAGACAAATGGGCCATGTTCAAGAAATATAACATCCGTGATGTAGAAACGGAAATGGGCATCCAGCAGAGACTCGCAAAGTTCCCGGTTCCAACTCAGGTTTGGGAGGAATATCATCTCGACCAAGAAATCAATGATCGTGGCGTCCACTTGGATATGGATCTTGTCGCTGCTGCCATCGAGATGGATACTCGCTCACGAAAAGAACTGACAGATACTATGAAAGCAATCACGGAGCTGGAAAATCCAAACTCCGTTCAGCAGATGAAGGCCTGGCTTTCTGCTAATGGACTGGAAACAGATACTCTGGGTAAGAAAGCTGTCACAGATCTCTTAAAGACTGCTCCGCCAAAGCTTGCACAAGTTCTAACTTTAAGGCAGCAGTTAGCCAAATCTTCCGTTCGTAAATATCAGGCAATGGAAAAGACCGTATGTGCCGATGGTCGTGCCCGTGGTATGTTCCAATTTTATGGAGCCAACCGTACTGGAAGATTTTCCGGTCGTAATATTCAACTGCAAAATCTACCACAAAACCACCTGTCAGATCTTGCAGAAGCACGCTCACTGGTACGCTCTGGTGACTTTGAAGCCGTTAAACTCCTCTATGAAGATGTGCCAAAAGCCAAAGCTCCGAGTCGCAGCGTACTGCCGCGTCAGTACAGACAGCGATGAGCAGACGACAAGTTATGAAGCTCAGGTCGAGCACTACACCGAATATATTCAAAAGAATCCAGATTGGGAATTTGCCGGAATCTATGCTGATGACGGTATCTCCGGCACCAACACCAAGAAGCGTGAAGAATTCAATCGTATGATTGATGACTGCAACGCTGGTAACATCGATATGATTATCACCAAGTCCATCAGCCGCTTTGCCAGAAACACATTGGACTGCCTAAAATATATAAGGCAGCTCAAGGATATGAACATCCCAGTTTTATTCGAGAAAGGGTCTATTAACACAATGGACGCCAAAGGCGAAGTCCTTATCACCATCATGGCTTCTCTGGCCCAGCAGGAATCGCAGTCCTTAAGTCAGAATGTCAAAATGGGCTTACAATATCGCTACCAGCAAGGCAAGGTGCAAATCAACCACAATCGCTTCCTTGGCTATACAAAGGACGCAGATGGGAATTTAGTCATTGATCCAGAACAGGCTGAAACTGTAAAGCGTATTTATCGAGAATATTTAGAAGGTCTCAGTATGGACAGGATTGCCGCCGGTCTGGAGCGTGACGGTATCCTTACCGGTGCCGGAGGGAAAAGGTGGCACACAAGCACCATCAACAAAATTCTCCGTAACGAGAAGTACATCGGTGATTCCCTGCTCCAAAAGACCTACACTACAGACTTTCTAAACAAGACCAGAGTTAAAAATAACGGGCTTGTTCCACAATACTATGTAGAAGGCGACCACAAAGCTATTATTCCGAAAGACATTTACCTACAGGTACAGGAAGAACTGGTCCGCAGGCGCGTGGTAAAAACCAGTGCCAACGGCAAAAAACGAAGCTACAGTTGCAACCACTGCTTCTCCCAAATCGTCATCTGCGGAGAATGCGGTGAAATGTTCCGAAGGCTCCACTGGAACAACCGAGGCGTCAAGTCTATTGTTTGGCGCTGCATCAGTAGGCTGGAGTCCACAGGTTTGGAATGCCACGCTCGCACCATTAACGAACTGGTCCTTCAAGACGCCGTTGTCAAAGCTATCAATCAAATGCTCGGCGACAAAAGTAACTATCAGGCGCAGCTCCAGCTTAACATTGCCGCAGTCATCCGAGCTTCACAGGCAACTGCCATAGACAGCATTGACGAAAAACTGATGACCCTGCAACAGGATCTCATTCAGAAAGCCAATAGCAAAGAAGACTACGATGAAATAGCGGATGAGATCTTCAGACTCCGAGAACTTCGCCAGAAAACAACCGTCGATACCGCCGCAAGGGACGAACAGATAAAGCGAATCAATGACCTGCAGGATTACATCTCACAGCAGACCGCCCTCCTTACTGAATTCGATGAAGCGCTGGTGCGACGCTGGATCAAGCAGATCACCATCTGGGATGACCACATTACAGTTGAAATGAAATCCGGCGTCAGCATTGATGTGGATGCATAA